AAATTGAAGTCACAGACAGACATTGATTTCATCTGGATAAACGAACTTGCGCAGCTCAGGGAAGACGACTATGAAGAGTGTCTTAGGCGTCTGCGTGGAGGAGAATCAGAATACGAGCAGATAATCTCAGACTTTAATCCGATAGGAAAGACGTCCTGGGTGTATGACCGCTTCTGGGCACGCAATGTCAATCGTGCCACAAAGCTTCGATACACGATTCTTGACAATCATCCCGATTATCTTGCGCTGGAGAAAACACAGAGAGAGCTAAGGCGATTAAAGGCTACGAAGAATCATAACATTAATCTCTATAACATCTATTTTTTGGGAAAATGGGGCGAGCTTAAAGGTGTCATCTTCGACTGGAATGTTGTGGATAAAGCACCTGACAGTGTGGATGAGATATTCTACGGCGGTGATTTCGGTTACAGCATAGATCCCGCCGTGCTTATACGAATCTATAGAAAGGCCAATGAATTCTGGGTAGAGGAAGTTATTTACGAAACGGGTTTGACTAATCAAGCTCTTGGAAGGGAGATGCAGAAGAAAGGAATTGATAACGAAGCGGTGTCATACTGGGATAACGCAGAACCCAAATCCATTCAGGAGTTGTGCGATCTGGGACTTAAAGCGAAGCCGTGTGAGAAGGGACCCGATTCAGTGAGAGCAGGGATAGATTTTCTTCTCGGACTCAAGATACATATAATAGATGGAAGTGAAGGCATAATCAGAGAGCAAAAAAGCTATGTACGACAGCAGGACAAAGATGGGAAGTTTATCTCTGTCCCGATTAATTTTAATAACCACGCAATGTCTGGTATCAGATATGGCATAGTGACACATTGCAAGTCAGTGGAGGAATCCTTCGCTGGATTTTCGGACGAGAGCTGGAGGGAATGATGGCGTTAAAAATAAGGCAGACACTCAAAGACTTGACCGACGTGCAGAAGGCGAGATACCGAGTTGCCAGTCAAAAAGGACAGGTGACCAAGCTTCAGAATATGGTTACGCAGCTTAACCATCTCATCAGAGATGACATCCTGAGTATGACCGATAGGGTTGGAAGATATAGAGCTAACACTTATCGAACGTATGAGACCGCAGTTGCTGAGATTAACAAGAAGTATAACGGCACCGCCGATTGGGGTGTCCTTCAAACGGGGAGTATTATTGATTTGAGAGCTGCATTCATCATAGGTGAAGGCTTGAAAATCGTGAAGAAAGATAAAGATGCAAATGCCGAGTACGACTGGGCGCACGAATTCCTGGAATACAATGACTTAGACCAAGAGGTTACCCAGGAGTTTTCGAAGGAAGCGGAAATCGAAGGCAAAATAGCTCTGAAGCTTGCGATAGAAGAGACTCCTGAATCAACGAAAGAGAAGAAGGTATACATGGTCTCGACCCGTTACGTGAGTTGGACTGAGAATGGCTATGTTATTACAGCGAACCCGCAGGATTATATGCAATACGAGACAATGAAATGGATGCCTCCGAAGGGAAATAAAGAGGAAGTCCTCAAAGAACACGAGTTCTGCTATAAAAAATTCGGTGGAAGGATTAACAAACCGAACTCGGCTACACCAAAAATCATGCGGTGTCTCACGCAGATAGAGAGCCTGGATAAAGCGTTGAGAGATTGGAGAGAGATAGATAGGGTGTTTGCTGCTCCCATCCTGGGTGTTGAGTGCAAGAATGCTGAGGATGTGAAATCGACACGTGAGGCACTCAAGGATAAGAACTGGAAACTGAAGAAGATTTTCATTGCGACATCCAAATTGTACTACGCTCAGTTTGATATCAAGGGCGTCGAATCGCTGGAGAACGAGATTGTAACACTGGCTAAAATGATATCAGGGACTACGGGAGTTCCGGTCCATTTTCTCGGCTTCCCTGATTTGATGTCAAACCGTGCTGTGGCGGAGAATCTCATGCAGCTTGTTCACGCTGCCACGACAAAAGAGCGTGCAACGTGGAAAGGTGCGTATGAGGAAGTGATAGCGAAGTCGATGGCAATGTACAACAAGCAGGTCAATAAGGGCATGAGCAAGCTCGCCACGCTTGACCACAAGAAGATAGGCGTCGAGATTCCGATGATAACGAGAGAGCACTGGCTCCGTCTCGAAAAGGTATATCTGCCAGCAGCCGTTGCAGGCAAGATTTCAGATGAGTCCTTTCAGGAACTGCTTCCAGGATTTGATGTGGAGACTGAAACGAAGAGAAAAGACGAGAAGGAGAAGAGCGATTTTGTGAGAATAACGAAGGAGAATGAGGACTTGAAAAGGGACTTAGCGGATAAAGAAATCTTTGAGGAGGGGACTAAACCACCTCCTCCTAAAGGAGAAGAATAATGCCTTATGAAGATTCTCATGCTTGCTCAATCGACCCTACGCTAAAAGTGTTAGGATCACAGAAACGGACGCATAAAGGGAAGAGTTACACTGTCCGAATCGGGAGGAAGCCTGGAATGATTAAAGGCTCCTCAGAACGGAGTTATTTATACGACGCAAAGGTGTGGTCAAAGGCTGAGGCCAGAGCACACTGCAAAGATCACGGCGGGCGTTTTGAACCCGCCACCGGCAAGGAGAAATAAATGATAAGAACAAGAGATACCGACGCAAAGGCAAAGGAAGCGACGAAGAAAAATAAGATAGTCACCACCCGTGATATCAACGTTATTCTGGATGAGGGACCCAAGAAGCTCAAGATAGAGACCACGAAGAACATCGAGGTGAAGTACATAGACACAGATGCTCCGCATGAGGGTCCGAAAGGCCCGATGGTCACGACTCATAATGTCGAGGAGTTCCAGAAGAAAGCGAAGAAGAAGCCAGCGAAGAAAAAGGCCGTGGTGAAGAAGGAGTGACGTGAATAAATGCAGGGACTGTTTCTGGTTTTATCATATACCAGAACGCTTTGCAGATATTAAAGTGAACGGAGAACACATGTGTACAAATAGAGAAGTGGAGACGATTAAAGTGAAGAAGGAGATGCTGGCGTGTTCACTTTTCCGTGAAAAGAAAGATCTGTATTCAGGGAGGGTGATATGAAAAAGAGAATAAGAGCTACACTCTTGAACATGAGTGCGACTGAAATAAAAGCTATGATTCCACCTTACTATTTCGAGAACATAAAGCGCAGAGACCCAAAGCCCATATTCAAAGCGTTTGTTGTGGGACAGGAAGGCAGAGCAGAGTCAACCTGGGTAGGGGTAGGGAAGGTAGTCAAGACTTGGTTCAAAGATGCGATAGGTGCGCTCTCACGCAAGATTTATCCCGGGCTACAATTATTCTTTAACCACCAGGAGACCAACGAACCCGATGCAAATAGAAGAGAGATTGGAGAAGTAGCGGGGTCTCGTGTTCAAGAGGTGGAAGGCAAATTTAGTGCTGTGATAGCAGCCTATATTTTCCCTGAGTATAAGAAATTGACTTTAGACATTGCCTCGGTTGAGGTAGATGTTATAATAGACGATAGTGGCGTCGACGAAATCCATGCTGTAAACGTCGACGATGTCACGGGAATTGCATTGGGCAATTCGGCGGTCGATAGCCCAGGGTTCCCTGGAGCAACATTGCTCGGAGAACTCCAGGCTTTCGCAGGCCAGTCTCAATCTAATAAAGGAGGTAGAGACGTGGATATTACGATTAGTGATGTCAAGGACTTCATTAAGGCGGACAAGGTCAAGCCATCTGATTTATTTGGTAACGATGAGTTGACCTCAGACCCCTTCGTGAAAGGGTATGTGGATGATGAGCGGAAGGCCGCTTCGAGCGGCGAGTACGCACATCGGAAACGTACGGACACGAAGTTTGATTCAGAGCGAGAAGATTGGGAGAAGAAGGAGAAAAAGCAGGAAGCGAAAATCAAGAAGCTAGAAACAGATGGCGCAAAGAGAGATGCTGTAGATCTCTTCGCTACGAAGATGAAAGAGCGTAAGCTTGATGAGAAGCAAACGCAGTTCATCGAAGCGAAGCAAGCTGATTTCGTACCAGAAGACCCAGAGAAGTTGGACAAGGAAGTAGATACGTTCATGGATTCTTCGCTCAAAGAGTACAACAAGACGGCTAAGATTTTCGGTCACGAGACCGAAGAGAAAATTGAGCCAAAGGGCGGAGGCGGTCCAGGGTCTGAAGAAGAAGTAGACGATACTTCACACATTCCTGATTAGTGAGGTAAGCGGATAATAGACCGGTTTAGCGGAAACCTGAACGGCGGGCAAAATAAGCCGACTGCCTGGGCGGAAAAAATCCAATAAGGCTGGAGCAGATTATGGGACAGAATTTTAGAACTAGCACACCGATGGGAGACTGGCGGAGTTTTAAATTCACTCATGCCGAGCAGGGCGTTACCTATTACGAGGGGAAACTCTATAAGATTGGTGATACAATCGGAGTCCTCTTCCTCGACGTTAAGTACAACGAAGACGGAAGCAAAGCAGACGCAGAACTCGTAGAAGCTGAAAAAGGCGTTCTCGTTTATCATATCGAGAAAGTCATGCTCTATAAAGACCATGAAACTGGCGACGATTTCGGCGTTGGTGACAAGGTCTACTGGAGCGGAGTTCAAGGCGACCCCGTTACACCTAACTGGACTTCTGGGTATTACTGGATTGGCATTTGTACAGAACCAGCAGCTTTCGGAGCACTAATGGTTGAAGTTGACC